ACCGTAAACTGTTCCATAATTCTTTAATTTATGATGATTAATGTCTTTGCGACTAGTACCGTTACCCAGTACAAACGCTATTTTGTTTGCCATTAAACTCCGCCAAGTGCTGCCTGTGCTGCTAATCCGTACATTTGTCTAATATAATTTAGATCTTTTGCTTTTTGATCTCTGTGGGCGTCACTTGCCTTGCGGGCACGATTGATATCTTTAAGAGTCAAACGACTTTTACGCTCGTCATCAACTTTAACCACACTGGTATCTGCTTGAGGATCGTATGTTTCATCCTCTTCTGGCTCCATTGTTTCTTTGTTAAAGTAATATAGTTCTCTTAATATCATGTTAGTATTTATATCGTTTGTGCTGTTTCGTCGCCGCCTAATGCGCCACCGCCTAAATCTGTTTCTGTGTTTGTGTCTACACCTTCGCCTGTGCCGCCGTCAATGCCACCTGCATCGCCACCTAGGTCAGTTTCTATACCACCCAAATCTCCTGCAAGGTCAGCACCGCTTAATCCTGCACCACGCATTTCGCCTGCCATATCGTCATCTACTAGATCGACTAGATTCTCATCATTTTCTTCTTGCCATAGACGTTCATTTTCTGCAATCTCTTCATCGCTCAACCCTAGGAAGCGTTTTAGTGCGAATCTATTTGAAATATATGGAATAGCAGCCATTCCTGTGAATGTGCTGATACGGTTGTTATCAAGTTCTGCTTGTCTATATGCTGCAAAGTTTTGCGGAGGTGTTAATCGCAAATCAAACATACTAAAGTCTACGTTTGCACCTTTGCTTTGTAAGAATAGTTTAAACTCTTTGTTGAATTCTTCTTCAACCATGGATTGCAAACGTTCGCAATATTTGTTGAAGCGTAATTCTTGAATATAGGCTGTGCCCACACGTCCATCATTATACTGTGAAGCGCCGTCATCTGCTCCAGTTGGTAGGTACGAACTTGGGATACGTAGGCCACGTACCAATTTATTAGTAAAGTATCGTAAGTCATCAATCTCTCCTAGGTTAGTACCACCTGGTAGAGTTTCAACTTTAGATCCACGTCCTTCAGCAGTTTGTGGGAAGAAGTAGTCTTCGTTGATTGACAGTGGATTATATGAACTGTCTATGACATTTGTACCACCACCTGTCTTGGATGGGATGCGTCTTTGGTGTATTTCCGTTTTTACACGCTCCACAAATTGCATAGCAAGGTGTGAAGGCATGTTGCCCACATCAACGTAGAATACTCTGCGCTCCGGCGCACGTTGGACACGATAGATAATAATCGCATCTTCAAGCAATTCTTTTTGCTTGTAAACTTTAAAGATACTTTCAAGCAAACTATTACCAAATGGATAGTTTTGATCAAGTCCTTCACTCATTGACAAATGCAATACGTGATTAGCATCTACATAAGTTTCGTCGTGTTCTTGTGCAAATCTACTGGTGTTGCCACTTGGTGTATGATTACCACCAGTCATGCCTTGTTGTTTGACTTGTTGATAACCGTTAGTGCCACCTGGTCCGTAGCTGTTTTGAGTGTTTAGTGGTGTTGCTTCTAATGCTTCAAACGCAAAGTTTAGATTTTTTACAACATATTGTTCTGGTCTTTTGCCGTCGCTTTCGTTTACAATAATTTTTGTAACTTGACTAGGGTCGACATGGAATAATTTTTGTGTCTCCGGATCTCTAATAAAGAACTGATCGCCATACTTGAATGCATTACGAATAGTTCTAAACATACGTGTTTCAAACTTGTTTAATTTGCACCACTGCTGCAAATATTGTCCAATAACTTGTATTTCGCTATTGGTAGGATTTCCTTTAAAATCAATATTAAAGTGTGTATCGTTTTGTTTATTCTTTTGTGTGCAAAATTCAGCAAGAATATCTAGTGCAGCATTAACTTCTGAATCACTGTCCATTGTATTGTATTGATTATAACGTTCAATACGATTAGGTGATCCAACATACACGTCTGGAAGGTGTGAGGAATAGTTTGCAGCAGCAGGTCCAATACCATTGTTGCCTTTCAAACTAAATGGTGAATATCCACCATTTCTGTTGTCCGCAGTTGGAACTGGAGTAAAATATTTTTTCCAACTCATTTATACACCCCTTAATAAATTACCTTGTAAGCCTTTGGTAGCTCTCATTGTTTTCTTTTGTGTTCCTACAGCCATGTTTTCAACTTGAACCAATTGTGACAATAAATTAATCATAGTATCAAATTTTTGATCATTATTTCCAGCCACTTGCGATTGCATAACATTACTTATCTGATCTTTTAAGCTAGAATCAGAGTCTTGAACATTTGTATCTATATTTCTAATACTTTTCATTAGAGTTTGCATAACACTCATACTATTTCTTGCACTCATAACTTGTGCTGGACCGCTAATAAATTCAGGACCTGCTTCGCCAACTAAACCATATCCAGATGCAGGTATTCTTCCACCTTTAGCAAATCCACCATAGAACTTTTGTCCTGATTCTTGTGCATTTTTATATGCATCGATTTTCTTTTCAGTAAATGCTTGTGATTCATAAATTGCTTTTAGCATATCAATTTTATTTTGATCAACTTTTTCTGCAACAACATCCATAGACATTACAATATCTTCACGAGTATTGTAAATTGAATCATTTATATTTTTTTGTGTATTGTTTGCGTTTTCTGTAGTTGAATCAACAATATCTGCACCAGCTTGTCTACTAGCTTCAGCAACTTCATTAACAGCAGCGGTTGTATTATTTTGTGCATTTAAAACAATACTTTGTCTATCTTCTAGTCCAGCAACTTGGAACAGTGCATTGACACCTTTTGTAATACCATTTGCTATTTCTTGAGAACTTGGCATAGCTGCTTGCATCTTTTCTAAACCTGCAATGGCAACATTTTCAATGTGCGGAATAGTTTCTTCCATTACTTGTGATGTTAGAGTGCGTAAATTTTCTTGTATATCAATTGTTTTATCTAATGCACCAGTAACAGTTTCCATTTGTGTAAGTTGCTGTTGCTCAATTTGACTACGAATTTCTTTTTCAGCATCCGCTGCTGTCATAGTTCCGTCTTTTGTTGCGTCTATAGAATTTTTATAATCAAATGCAGCACTGCTTGCATCGGCAAATGCTCTAGAAACTCCAGTAACTCCGCCTAAAATAGCAGTATTTCTAAATTCTTCACTGTTTTGAAAATCAACTGCGGCTGCACTAGCATTCCTCAAACTATCTTGGAAGCCGCCAATGTCGCCTCTATTGAATTGGGCAGCAGCAGCGTACAATTCATCAGCACCGTCTCCCATTGCAAGCATAGCATTGCGAGCACCTTCAGTAGTAGGAGCACCTCTTAATGCAATGTCAACAAATGCATCAGCAGCATCTTGTCCTAATTTTGCTTGTAATTCAGTAAGTTGAGCAGTAAATGCTTTTTGTTCTTCGGCATTTTTGCCCATTAAGAAAGCATTAACATCACCTTGACGTCTACGTGCTCTCATTTCGTCTGCAAGTTCTTCTCTCTGTTTACCTGTTAATTTTGCAAGTCCGTCAAGTTCAACCATTAAATTTTTTGCAGATTGTGCTTGTTCTTGTACACTTAATCTATCTCTTCTGCTATTAGCATCAGTAAGTTCACCATACAGTGCTAATCCTTCATTGATATCTCTAGTTGTAAAACCTAATCTACGTAATTCAGTTCCTAATTCTCTACTATCAAGAATAGTGTTACTTAATGTTTTAAATCTTGCTATTGCTTCGTCAGTTGATCCGCCGAACGCACGTAAACCTTTTGCATTCCTTTGGAGGAAAGTTGTCATTTCTTCAACTGATAAACCTAATTCAGCAGCAGAAACTTTTATATCTTTTATTTCTTTGCCAAATGTTGCACCAATTCCACTTAATGCTTGATATTCAGCCAAACTTGATTCTGCAAATTTTGATAAACCTTCTACAACTTTACCAACTGCTCCACCTAGTTTACCAAAGGCATCTGTATTCTTTGCTAAAGCACCACTATATGCACTTAAATTTTGTTGTCCAGTAAGCAGAGCTCCGCCAAGACCAACAGCCGTTTTTGCTGTAGCTCCTAACGTACCTTGAAGAAATTTTAAACTATCTCCAAATAAACCTGCTGCTTCTTCAGCCAAATCAAAATACTCCTAGTTAATGATCAAATAAATATACTATAGTATTTACCTAATAGGAATCATCCATGGAAAACAAAACAAGCCCTCTTCAACGATATCAACGTCAGCCTAAACTTTATATCAATTTGCCTAGTAATGGTAAATGGTACAACGAAAGTATCATAAGTGATAATACAGCGACAAATTTAGCAGTTTTTAGTATGACAGCAAATGATGAAATTGGTTTTAAAACTCCAGATGCATTAATCAACGGCGAAGCTACTGCAAAAAATATTCAAAGTTGTGTACCAAGCATACTCGATCCATGGAAACTGAAAACAATAGATATAGACAGTATATTGATAGCAATTAGAATGGCAACTTATGGCCAAAGTATGACAATTAATTCAGTCTGTGCTAAATGTGGAGAAGAAAATGCTTACGAAATTGATTTACAAAAATATTTAAACAGTTATGCCGAAAAAGAATATAAAGATACTGTTGTTTACAACGAATTTACAATAAAAATTCAACCATTAAATTACAAACAATGGACAGATGTTCAAAAGAAACAAACAGGGTTTTCTCGTGCAATAAATTTACAAATTCCACAATTACAAGACGAAAAACAAAAAGAAGAAGCAATGCAAAGCATTCTTGACCAAATAAATGAACTTACAGTAATGAGTATTTTGAATCAAGTAAAAAGTATAGAAGTTGACGGTGAAATTGAAACAGATCAACAAGAAATTGTAAACTTTTTATCTAAAGGTCAAGATGTAAAGTTTTTTCATACTATCAAATCAGCAATTGAAGAAAATGTAAACACATGGACATTACAATCTGAAGATATTAAATGCACAAGTTGTAATCACCAGGATAAATTAAGAATAAGTTTGGATAGTTCAGATTTTTTCGTTTCAGGCTAACGAAATTAGACGACACCCAAATTCTTTCGTTAGCCGATGAAATGGAAAAAGAAATAAAACAAATCAAAGAAGGGTGTTATAAACTTTCATGGTACATGAGAGGCGGTGTCACAATTGAACAATTGCTATACAATACCGATCTCGAAGATCAAGAAGTAATGTCTAATATTATCAAAGAAAATATTGAAAACACAAAAAACGCTAAAATGCCACTGATTTAAACAGTGTTTGATTGTGGAGTTTCGCCTTTGGTATCTAATCTGCTACTTAAATTTGCTGTAGATTGAGGTTGTGGAGTTTCACCTTTAGTGTCTAGTCTAGGACTTAATTGCGGAGTAGAATTTACACTTTCAATGCCTAATTGCTCTGATAGTAGTTTTTCTCTTCTATCTGTATCGATATAGGGCACAAGTTTTGTTGGAGTTCCTTCTGGAAACAACAAAGTTCCAAAAACTAATTTTGCCCATTCACTGTCAGAATAATATTCTCCTGTTACTCCTCCTACCATTTCTTGTTCAGTAGTTAAAGAATCAGCTAAAAACTTTGTACCATATTGTCCGTCAAGCCATTCGTTCATAGCAAGCAAATACTGTTCTGCTGCATTGCCGACACCTGCAACTAAATCTTTTAAAATACTTCCTGCTATAAGTTGAGCAATATATCTTTGAACAGAGGGTTGAGATAGCAACATCCATATCAATAATTCTGCACCAGTTGTTATTAACCATCCTAATCTTACACCTGCTGCTGCGGCAGGAGCAGCCGTTCCTAATGTTCCAATTGCAACTGCTCCGCCAATAATAGCAATACCAGTTTTTATCATTGATCCAAACAATGCAATTATTGCTCTAGCTTTTGCTGAAATTCTCAAATAGGGCATTAATATTGCAACTAGCATTATTATTAGTTGGCCTCGTAATATATCGGCTTCTAATCTTAATTCTTTTTGATTAGCGCCAGGTTGTTGCATTTCTTCTTCAATTTCGCTTATAGCAAGCATAGTGCCATAGAAAAGTGATAAACCTGTGCCTACTACTCCTATAATATTTCCTAAACTTTTAAGTACACCAAATGTTTTTGGGTGTTCTGCTATCCATTTAGATATAGACGAGTTTTGTCTTTGTACTTTTTGCACAAACTCTTGATGAGATAATTCTTTTATTGCACGTTTAATTGGATTAGATGTTACTTCAGGTATTTTTTGCAAACCCAATTTCATTAATTCTGTTTTAGAAAATGCTTTTGTAATTTGTTCTGGTGTTTTTCCATCTAAACTATCTAAATAATTTGAAAGTTTTGTTGCATCTGATTGATTGGTTATTGTCACTACAGAGTCATCTGCAATGTATAACAACCACTTACTTTCTCCAATCTGACTTAAACCTTTAGAAAGTTTTCCTGCCACTGGAGTTTTAGTAGATGTAGTAGAAGTTTTTGGTTTTTTACTTTGACTGCTTTTAGGTTTAGGTGCTTTTTTCTTTTTAGGTGGGGGAGTTGGATTTCTTAATTTTTCAGCAGCTCTTTCAGCTTGTCCTTTGCTCTTATGACCACTGATGAACACACTAGTACCAGATGTAGTATTATAAACTCCCCATCTACGTCCATCAGGAGTTTTTCTTACTACAAATGTTTCTTCTTCCAATAATATTTGTGTTTCAAAGATTAATTCAGATAATTTCATTCACAAGTGTTCCAGCTGTATAATGTATTTAGTTATTATAAGATGAACTAACGTTCATCTGTGTTTTCGTTAACACTCAACACGAACTATCTGTTTGTGATTATAGTAGTATTTAAGGCATATGCAAAGCATATGCTTTTAGTATTATTCAGATTGTGAAGTCATAATTCGCCCGTTGCCGGGCGAAGGTAGCTTGACGCATTATTCGAGTCGCTTCAGCCATCTTGTTAAAAGAGATTCAATTTTCATTGTCGGAGGCGGTTGACCTGTATCCCCCTACTCTAGCTTCGTCATATCAACGGAAGGCAGTTGTTCCTTAACAAGCAAAAACACTTACCCTTGGGTTGTATCTGTTTCACAGAGCCCATTCCTTTAAAGCCTATCGTATACTTCTTCACGTGAGCATTCCACACCACCGGCCACGAGCATTACCTCGGCTGGATCTTGGAGTTTATTTAGAGCTCAATATATAGCCTATTTGTGTTCTAGTAGTGCCTGGCGTAATTTATTTGAACCACCAACTCTTACATTGATGATGCCGTTGTAGTATTCGTCTGTTTCTAATACACGCCTATCAAATTGTTCTCGTGCTTCAATATAACTCATTTCTGCTCTGCTTTTGCAGAAGTAAAGTATTTCACGAGAGAAATTTCGTTCGCCTAGTGTTTTTACATCTTCGTTCAGTCTATCTGAACTTCCCCAGTATTCACGCCAATCGCTTTCTTTGTAGCCTCGACGTTTGTTCTTTTTGCCTTTCAATGGTGGCTTGGTTGTTTTAAACTTTGCTAATTTTTTGCCTACGTATTTTTGTTGTGTTTTTAAATTTGTTATTAGATATACAAAGCCTTCGTATTCATCGTTTATCGTTTCTACGGGTTTACCTTTATATGTCCAACTCATACATTATGTACCGTTGAACAGTTTAAGCCTGTACCTTTTTTGAGTTTGTTGTGTGCCTGTTCATATATTCGCTGCCAAACATCTTACCAAAATAATCAGTTGGCCATTTGTTTAAGCCTTTGTCGTATTCTTGTACATTGTTATACATTTTCATAAAACTGTCAATCGATTTTTTATTGTTTGATGATTGAATTTCGTGAAATAATTTTGCCTTACGTACCCTTTCAACGTATATTCGTTGTTGTTCTACAGTGCTTTTAGCAGGCCAATCGTCCAAGTCTTGCACCCAGTTGTTGGCAATATCTAACCAGTTTACATCAGGAAATGCTGTTTTATAATCTATTACACTAGACATACAGTTTGATTGTTCATAATATTTTCTTTTGACAAGTTCCTTGTGGTCAAGTTCCTTACCGATACGCCTCATATCTTGCCAAAAATGATTATCTCCATTGCGACTCAAGGTGTAATGAACAGCAGTAAAATCTGCAATGTCGTCAAAATATTCTGCCATTTCATTATTATACCAGTCTTTTCCGTAGTTGTTTCTTAAGGTCCAACTGATCTTTTTCATACAGCTAATTGAACTTACAACTGCATTTGCTTCAAGAGGATCAATAAACCCTGCTGCCATACCAACTGCATAACAGTTTCCAACATTTGGTTTTTTTAATCTATTGGGAGTCCATTTTAAGTTTCGTGGTTCTCGAATCTGTCTACCTTTGATAATGCTGTGCCAATATTCAAGTGCTTCGTCATCACTGAAGTATTCGTCACTGTAAACCAATCCTGTGCCGATGCGATTGGTTAATGCAATACTAAACTGCCAGCCCATATCTCTTCTAATACTGCGAGTGTAGTTTACTTGTTCTGTTTCTCTATCTTCGTATTCAATAGGACATACCCAAGCACTGTTTACTTTGTTTGCTTTGTAGTCGTGGTACTCATTTGTAAGTTTGCCAATCAACACACGTGATAGTCCTGTGCAGTCTAACCATACATCACTAGTAACTTCACGTCCGTTGTCTAATACTACACTGCTAATACCTGTTTCGTCTGTGTTTACTTTTTCAACATGTGCTATAGTTTCGATAACACCATATGCTTTGCATACATTTTCTCTAATCCAAGGAGAAGTTTTTTCTGCATCGATGTGATATGCATAAGTTGCTGTTGCTGGTAATAAAAAGTTTCCATCATCATCAAATGGCATTTTTAAATCTTTACAGTACTGATAACATTCGGCGTTGTGATGATAAACATCTAAATCAGGTGCAATACCATTTCGGTACACGTCTAGCCAAACATCAGTAGTTTTTACATCGTTAGGAGTAGTTCCTATAACATTTTCCCAAGTATAATCTTTGTCAAAGCCATTACTCCAGTAGAACATACGTAAAACATTTGGACCATCTGGTGTAGTTGTCCAGTCTTCCATACTATTGCCGTATTTAAAAACAGCGTCTGTTTCTCTCATAAAACGTTTTTCGTCTACACCAAGGCCGCCAAGCAAGCCAGGTAAGTGTGGTGTAATACTTTCACCTACACCTATGATACCAACCTTTTCGCTGTGTATCATTTCAACCGTTGCGTTAGGAAATTCTTTTGCTAGAAAGGCACTTGTTAAACTGCCTGCTGTTCCACTTCCTACCACGGTTATTTTCATTTCTTCTTTTTCCTTTCGTGGTTAGCCTTGCCAATATTGACAGCCCACTTGCCGCTGGCACGTATTTC